CACCGGCTAACAACGGCGGCAAGGCCGCCGTGCTGGAAGACCTGAAACGCTGGAAGCGCAAGAGCGCGCGCAAGGGCGGCCCGGTCGAGTTTGACAGCGACGCGGTCCCGGCAGATATGGCCACGGTGCTTGACGCGGCCCTGGCGCTGGGCGGCATGGAGGCTTGGCGGTTCCTGGGCACGAAGGCAATGGCGCGCGAGACGGTCGAGCGCCGCATCAAAAAGATCGTCGGCGAGGCGTTCGACGGGCACTTGCCGATGATCGTCGCGGCGATTTTGGCGGGGCAAGAGCCTGACCTGGGCGGGCTGAGCGCAACGCTGCGCGCCCGGCTGGAGCCCGAGCTGAGTATGTTGGCCTACGAGGTGCTGCTGGACCACATGCTCGAGGTGGGCGTGATCTACGACGTGGCAGTGCTGACCACCGCGGCCATCGAGTGGGCGGCTCGCTACAGCTATGAACTCGTATCGGGCCTGACGGCCACAACGCAAAAGACGCTGCAAGCGGCAATCGCGGCCTACGTCAGCACGCCCGGCATGACCAACGAGGAACTGACGCGTATGTTGGAGCCGATCTTTGGCACAACGCGCGCCGAGATGATCGCCGTCACGGAGGTCACGCGCGCCTACAGCGCGGCCACCAACGCCTACCAGCACATCCTGAGCGAGGCCGGGGTGAACATGACGCGCATGTGGCGCACGAGCAACGATGAAAAGGTGTGCCCGATATGCGGTCCGCTCAACGGCCAGCCTGAGAGCGTGTGGGCGCAGGAATACCCCGACGGGCCGCCGAGTCACGTCAGGTGTCGTTGCTGGTCAACGCTACAGGTGGTGTATCGCCGATGACAGAAATGCGCATCGAGGGGTACGACGAACTCAAGCGCAAGCTGGGCCGCGACTGGGAACCGACTATTCGCGCGCTCACGTTGGCCATTGGCGAGGCGCTGCGTAACGTCATAGCAGTGTATCCGCCCAAGAATCCGGGGCCGGTCAAGTGGGCCAGCCTGAGACAAAAGATATGGTACTTTGCCGCACGCCGCGAGGCGGGGCTACCGGCGGAGTACACACGCAACAGCGACCCGTGGAGCCAGCGGCTGGGGCCGGGGCGACAGACGATGCAAAAGTCCGGCGACTTTGGCTCGTGGGCGGTGGAAAATACCGGCAAGCTGGACGCCGTGCTGGAATCCCACGCCAGTTACGCCGCGTACGTGCAGAAGGCCGGGATGCAGCAGCCGATGCACCAGGCTACAGGCTGGATCACTGACGAGCAGGCGATAGCCAATCTTAAAAAGAGCGGAGACATGGAAGAGATTGGCGCGCAGATTCTAGAGAAAGCGTTGGGGGCATAGCATGGACGAACAAACACAGCCGCAGGTGGCGCTAAGCGTCAAGGCCGTGGGCGACTGGGAGATCGACATCCTGGGCGTGCCCTATGGCGACGAGGATCACAAGGACGCACAGGGAGAGTTCTTTACCGCAGACACCAAGTATCGCGAGGACCTGTACGGCCTGCCACCACTGGTCTACTACCACGGGCTAGACGAACAGGGCAAGCCCACGGGGACGCCGGAATACATCGGCAGGACCGTCAAGCGCTGGGTAGACGAGCGCGGTATCTGGTTCCGGGGCGTGCTGGACAAGGCCTCGGCGCTGGCAAAGCGCGTCTGGGAGGCGGCCCAGGAGGGCGTCGCGCGCGCATCGTCTGGCAGTATCTCGCACCTGACGCGCACCGAGGACAACGGCCGCATCTTGGAGTGGCCGGTGGCAGAGCTGAGCGTATTCGACCTGGGCGGGGGCAAGCGGCCCGCCAACCCTTACGCGGTGGCGATCCCGGCCATGCGCGCGGTCTATGAAGCGGCGGGGCTGACCCTGCCGGCCGACATAGGCGATCCAGAGGCCAAGGCAGAGGGCGCGGCGCAAGTCGCGTCGCCGGAAGCAGCGGTCGCAGACGTGCCAATCGAGCAATCAAGCGACAAACAAGGAGTAACGGAAATGGAAGCGAATGAGTTCAAGGCCATGCTGGACGCGGCCATGCAGCCCGTTCTGGCGAAGGTCGAACAGACGGCGGCCGGGCTGGAGGCCATCAAGCGCGAACCGCCCAAGGACGCCCTGGCGGGCACGGTGGTTGTACGCGACGAGGCCGACACGCTGTACGCCAGCATTGGCGAGCAGTTGGTCGACATTGCCAAGGGCACGAAGCGCGGGCGCTACGAGCCGCGGTTGCAGCGCCTGAAGGCGATGGCGGTCGCCGATAATGTCGGCGACGAGGCCATGAAGCAGACCGGCGCCTGGGAGGGCAACCCGGCGGCCGGCGGGTTCCTGCTGGAGCCGACGGTGGCGGACACACTGATGGTTCCGATGCACCAGGAAGGCCCGTTCACGAGAATGGTGCGCAGGCTGCCCGTGGGCACGAACAGCAACAGCGGCTGGATCAACGGCGTCGACGAGACGAGCCGCGCGGACGGCTCTCGTTGGGGCGGCCTTCGCGGCTATCGTCTGGGTGAAGGCGATCTCAAGACGCCCAGCAAGCCCAAGTTCCGTCGCATCAATTGGGAACTCAAGAAGTACGCGGTGCTCGTCTGGGCAACCGACGAGCTGCTCGAGGACGCGGCGCAGTTCAGCGAAGTCGTGCGCGTGGGGTGCGGTGAAGAGCTGGCGTTCATGGCCAACCTTGACATTCTGCGCGGCAACGGCGCGGGCGGGCCGCTGGGCATCCTTAACAGTGGCGCGCTGGTGACTGTCGCGGCCGAAGCGGGCCAACTCGTCGACACGGTGGTGAACGAGAACATCGACAATATGTGGCGCGCCATGCTGCCCTGGAGCAAGCCGCGCAGCGCGTGGTTCATCAACTCGGAGGTGGCGCCGCAGCTCGACAACGTGGCCATCGCCATCGGCGCATCGGCGCTGGAGCCGCGCTTCGTGACCTACGACGCGCAGGGCACGATCCGCATCAAGGGGCGCCCGGTCTATGAGACCGAGTTCAACAGCGCCCTGGGCGACGTGGGCGACATCGTACTCGCTGATATGAACGAGTACCTGTTCTGGGAAAAAGGCGGCGTGCAGAGCGCCTCCAGCATCCACGTCCACTTCCTGTACGACGAGACCGTGTTCCGTTTCGTCTATCGCTGCGACGGTCAGACCGCTATGGCCTCGCCCGTGACGCCGCTCTACGCCACTGCCGGCAACACCCAGTCGTCTTTCGTGACGCTGGCGGCTCGATAAACGGAGGTAACCCACAATGGCTTACAGCGAATTTTCGCAAACCCTGCACATCGTTCCGGCGCTGGCGCCCGTTGACATCGCGGCCGTTACCACGGCCTCGGACATCATCGACGCCGGCGAGTGCCAGCACGTCCAGTTCCTGCTCTACTTTGGTGCGCTGGACGTGGACGGGGTGGTGAACGTGTACAACTGCTCGACTGCGGCCGGCGCCGGTGCCGCCGCGATCACGGCGTTCCACTACCGCTGGAGCGCGGTCACCGGCACCGACCTTATGGGCGCGGTGACGGCCGGCGCGCTGGACGTGGCGGTGACCGACGGCACGCACGACAACCGCGTTCTGGTCATCGACATCGAGCCAAGCGGGCTGACCGCCGGACTGCCGTACTGCTACGTCGAGTACAACCCGACGATGGGCGCTGCGAACCTCATGGCGATCATCGCCCTGGTGACGCCGCGCTACTCTCAGGACATCGTTCCGAGTGTTGTTGACTAGCTGATCTCCGAAGGGGGCCGGGGCGTACCCGGCCTCCTACTCGGACAATCCGACAATCAGAAAGGATAACCGACAATGGCTGGCAGAGCTACTGCAAAGACCGAGCTGTTTTCACACTGGCGCGGCGGCGCGATGGTGATCGCCGACGAGGGCATGAGCACCGGCGGGCGCCTGTGGGTGCGGGTACTGGCGCGGCCACGACCGGCTACGGCCTGACCCCCGACAAGCCCATCAGCACGCTCAACGGCGCCGTGGCACTGGCAACGGCGAGCAGGGCGGATGTGATCTACCTCATGCCCGGGCACGCGGAGACCATCAGCTCGGCGGCGCTTTCGCCGACAATCTCCAAGATCGGCGTGCGCGTAGTGGGCCTTGGGCGCGGCGCGCTGCGACCCACGTTTAGCCTGACGCACGTTGACGCGACCATCGCGGTCAGCGCGGCCAGCGTAAGCCTTGAGAACGTGCGCATCCTGGCGGGCGTTTCGGCGGTCAAGATTGGCGTGACCGTGACGGCCGCCGACTTTGAGATGAAAGACTGCGAGATGTACTGGGGCGGCACCACGGGCTGGGACTTTATCGTCGGCGTGAACCTGGCCACGGCCAATCGCGCGACCTTTGACAACTGCCGCTTTCTGGCAGAGCCGGCCGTGGCGGGCGCCGCGTCGGGCATCAAGCTCGTGGGCGCGAATGACAACGTGCGCATTCGGCGCTGCGAGTTCATGGGCGACTACTCGGTGGCGTGCGTCAACGGCATCACAGTCCTGAGCCAGGGGCTCATGTTCCTGGACAACTTGGTACACAACACCGATGCCGGCGAGCCATACCTGGAGGTGCTGACGGGCACCACGGGCGTAATCGCCAACACGCGCGGCCTGGCGAGTGGCGCGACCATCGCGGCCAACGCCGTGGCTGATGCTATGGCACACTGTGAGAACTTTGTGGCCAACACGACGGGCACCATCGCCATCATCAAGGGCGCGGGTGGCTCGCCTGCTCTGGACGCCGACTAGACCTAGCGTAGCCGGGGGCGGGACAGCCACCGCCCCTATCTGGAGGCAAGAGTATGTCTGCAAAGGGATCACGCGGCGCCAACTTGCATCAGGGCGAGACGATCACGCTGTTTGCAGCGGCCGCGCGCGCCGTGGGCGCCGCAGTGGTAAGCGCGAGCTTTGACTTGGGCGGCGAACGGCGGCGATTCAGCATCGTCAACGCTATCACCGCCAGCGCCACGGACGCCGGCGATACGCTGGACGTGTACGTGGACTTTTCGCTCGACAACGCGACCTGGTACAACGCTATCCATTTCACGCAGCAGGCCGGCAACGGCGCGGCGCGCACCGAGTTTGCCACGCTGGACCCGACCAACCCCGGCGCGGTGGTT